CGATTCACGAAGATTTCTCATATTCATCATTCAGTGAAGGTGAGAAGATGAGGATTGACTTAGCACTACTCTTCACATGGAGAGAAGTGGCTAGGGTAAAGAATTCTGTGAATACAAATCTTCTTATCATGGATGAGGTGTTTGATAGTTCCCTTGATGGGTTTGGAACAGAAGAATTTCTTAAGATCATTAGATATATAATAAAGGGTGCTAACATTTTTGTTATATCCCATAAAACGGATCTACATGACAAATTTGAAAGTGTCACAACTTTTGGTAAAGTCAAAGGGTTTTCTCGTATAATATCTACCCAGACTCAGGAATCATGACCACTCCAAACTGGCAACACAATTCTGGGAAGCCACCCAAACGAAAACTTAAACCACAGGCATTGCGGTCTGCAAGA